CTGGTATTCCCAGATCGGATCAGTATGGAATGTCGTGCTAACTGCGCGGAACGCGTGAAGCGTCACCGGCACAAGCACTCCGTTCCAGTTGGTTCCTGAGAGTTCAGCAATGGTCGGCTTCAGTTGGAAGTCTCCTGCTAGCGCCTCATCAAAAGTATGCAGGGTGTACACGACGGCCGTTTTTGCAAAACGGTAACCGTTTGGTATACTTGGCAGAAATAATGAGGGCGTGTTCTTCTTACTCATAAAGAGAAGTTAATACTAGTCATCTATGCTTCTCGGAGGTAACTCCGAGATGGATCGTGAAGAAGCGTTGGTTAGCTCAAGGATAACTACCTTATGGAGTTAGCTAAGAGCCTTGATGAAAGTCAAATCATCGCCACACTCCTTCATGACGTACATACGTTACATGGAGTTGTGTTCAACAACCATAGTCTCAAACTGACCCTTCAAAAGGTCCGTAAGAGGCTAGATCGGGAAGGCATAAGTTTTCTAACGAAAACTTTGCCCCGTCTCGGCAAGGCCCTTGATAAGGCGCTTGCAGAAGAGCACCCGTTGAACGCTGCTGACTTGGGCTTCAAACCCCAGGTCGACAGTAAACTTCCCCTGTTTATGGGGGAGTTCTTCAACAGAGTACTTCAACGAGATGGGACTGTCCGTCCCGATTCGTGTGTCACTAGTGTCCAAGTACTCAGGGATATCTTGTACCTTTTTTACAAGTACGAGATCCCTTATACCGATGAACAAGAGCAACAAACTGTCGCAAAGTTTAAAGAGACTGAGCGGCAGCTTACTATCTTCGGACGAGAAGTTGAAAGGCTTTGCGCCGATCTCCCTCATTCCGATGTTACTACCCAGTCTTATCGAGATCTTTCGGATGTTGATCCGGCCTCGACGAAAGAAGAAGTAGTACGCGTCGCACGTAAGCTCTTAGCGAGCTTGTTTGCGAAGTTTGATCCGTATGACATTTTTCCACGGCACGGTCCCGGCGCTGTTGCAACTAAGCAACAGTTATGGGGCAAGTACTTGTGGACGAATGTCTCGGAGCGCATCACAGATAAGTATCCTTTGGACGCGTTTTTCTTTGCGTCCTTAGGGCAAGTCTGTGACCAACAAGAGATCCTTATGGGTCTCAAGACAGAGAGTCTCCCGGCTCGAGTTGTACTCGTGCCGAAGGATTCTCGCGGCCCTAGGCTTATATCCTGTGAACCAGTGGATAACCAGTGGATTCAACAGGGTTTAGGAAGGGCAATAGTGCAGTTAGTGGAAAGCCACGTCCTGACGAAGGATGCTGTGTTTTTCACAGACCAAGTGCCCAATCAAGTCGGAGCCATCCTTGGTTCCGAGTTGGGTACGTACGCTACGTTAGACCTCAATGAGGCTAGCGATCGTGTGCATCTTGGTCTTGTTCGCCTACTCTTCCCGCCTCGTATATACGAGTACCTGGAGTGCTGTAGGAGTTTGTCGACGGTGTTACCTGACGGTGAGGAGTTACCGCTTGTTAAGTTTGCGCCAATGGGAAGTTGTTTATGCTTCCCTATCATGGCGTTGACTATATGGGCAATCCTCACTGCTAGCGCACCGGGCACGACGCGCACGTACAAAACTTTTGTACGTGAACGCATACATGTGTATGGTGATGATGTGATCGTCCCCACCGCTACGGCGGAGTACGCGATCGAACAGCTGGAGTCATTCGGTCTTAAAGTTAACCGAGACAAAAGCTGTACCAAAGGATTCTTTAGAGAATCATGTGGCGCAGATGCCTTCAAGGGCAAAGTCGTCACACCTGTCCGCTTGCGGACAGTTTGGTCATCAAAACCATCGCCTGAAGTCTACACGAGTTGGATCGCATATGCGAATTCCTTCTACGATAGACGTTATTATTCGCTCTATAACCTAGTTGTAGAGAGTTTGGTCCAAATCTATGGGCCAATACCCGACGACAGCATGAATCTTTCATGCCCTAAGTTGCGAGTGGTAACTGAGAGTCAAAGACCGAACCGTCGCAGAGTCAACCGCAAGCTGCAGAAGCTTGAGTGGTTGGTCTGGGATGTTAAGTCACCGTCCATATTCAAACAAATTGATGGATGGTCCATGTTGCTCCGGTATTTTACGGAGGGCGTGGGCCGACCAGAAGTGTTTGTGGACGTACAAG